TTAGTCGTAACGGTGCAACACTAGCCACAAGCGCCGTTAGTTCCATCTCATTAAATACGGCGTATGTGATAGTTGTAACTTCGACATCGGCAGGTACTACCAATTTTTACATTAACGGAGCTTTATCAGGCACCGCAGATCAATCGGCAGGAAGTCCTACCGCAGGCGGAGCAACATACTTAGGCAATAGAGCGGATCTTACTCGTGGCTTTGACGGCGATATCGGCACAGTTCAAGTATTTAATAGAATTCTACCAACTAACCAGATAACAGCCTACACCAAATATTTACGCAATAAATGGGGCATATGATTTATATTTGCATACCAGAATCACAAATTGCTACGGCTAACCAATGGGTTAGAGACAATCTTGACAAGCAAGCACAAAACACCTTTGTCGCGAATCGAAAGGACGGCGGTAGCGCTAAGTATGCTTTGGCGTCTATAGTAGATAATGGAACGGCGTATTCAGAAGGCATGAAGACGCACTTCGATTATGCCGAGGATTTACCTGGCCTATACAAATCATCTAAAGGGGCAGACCTTAGATCGCAGGTTGTAGCGGCGCAAAAGGCCGGGGGTAAGTTGGTAGGTAAGGAGCTAGCACTTGAAGGAAAGGCAAGCGGTATAAAATCTTTAGTTTTATCATTAGGTGAATTATGAATTGGATTATTACAAGGCTAAAAGAGCCTTCAACCTATGCGGGACTAGCTACTATTGGCGCATTACTTGGGCTACACTGGACGCCGGAGCAGTACCAGGCGGTATTCGCGGCTATTATTGCAGCAGTTAATGCTTGGCAGGTGATTAGGGCAGAGAGTAAATAGGCTTAATGGCTTGTAGCGCAACTGGTAGAGCGCGTGACTGTTAATCACGAGGCTGTAGGTTCGAATCCTACCAAGCCAGAGATCTAATAATCCTCGTCATGCTCACACAATCCACACTCGCCGTGTAGCATAACGTTGTAAATACCTATTACGCGACATTTAATAAAGTACCAGGAAGCAAGAATCTTTTGCTTAAGCTTCCATCGTTGTAGTGACTTTTTTTCGGCTTCGGTTGGCTCTTTATAGTTATTGTCCCAAGAAAATAAATCGTTACAAATATTATTATAAAGTCTTTCTTGAGCTTGTTTGATTGCAGCATTCAATTTTTGGATTGTAATACCTTCGGTATCGGCGGCATATTTTGCATTTATCCACCTATGACCATTCCTTACGCTACCGCCATAAAATAGTTTGTTTTGTTCGTTCATTTTTTCACCATTTCGGTCATAATATCGTCGTAAACTATTAATTTAGGCGATGGAATAAAATCCTGGAACTCTCCAGGATAGTAAACAATTATATTGCCAAACGGATAATCCAGAATCAAATTTACATAGCCTTCTTGGTCTAGGAGCGCATAGGAAAAACGATCAACTGGCGCGAGCTCTTCCGTTAGCTTCTGAAACTTTTCTTTCGTAATCGCAATATACATCCGATCGTTTCCGCACCTATGCAGTGTGTATTTATCGAGAAGCTGTTCACGCAACGTCATGTCCTCATATCTTCCCCTTCAAATACTTTTTAGTAAGCTCGATCAGCTCATCCCCAGACCATGCGACACGAACACAATATCCCAACCTATATAGTAAGGCGCAGAATGTTACCTGCTTCGGTGATAACTTATTGGGTTTAATCTTTAACTCAAAATAAAAGCCGTGATATTTAGAATTAGGAATAGGCCCGCACACGTCCGGCACGCCGGAGCGAACACCCTTTCGCTTCATTATCTTACCTGCGTACTGTGAGCATTTTCGCTCATTGGCAACATGATATATTGCAGCCAATCGCGGATCTATCTTTTCTTGCCAAGTTACCCAATCAAAGTATTTGATTAGCTCGCTATCTTCTCTTTTTACCATAACGCTTCGGCCTCATACTGTTTTTGCTCTTTTTCTCTCCTGGCCTCTCTTTCTGCCTTACTTTCTGTAATTACATTTAAAATTTCGTGATACTTGTCCCTTTTAATAACGCTTATTTTCACACCTGGTGGAATCTCAAAGTTTCTAGCCATTGCCTCATCTACGGTAGCAGGACAGGGCAGGCTTCCCCCTCTACTAATCCATTTTTGCTTAGCCTTTACTGTGGCCCATCCGCCATGATCGAAGCATAAAAAGTCTGAAAAAACCCTAGGTCCACTAAAATATTCAATCTTGAACGAATCCGGTCTATCTGCTTTTTGATGGCGTTTTGTCATTGTGTGAGTAATATCAAACTGTTCAATCGTTGATAATATCGGAGAAGTGGACGGCTTGAGTTCTAATTCTTTAGTACTTTCAGGGAAAATATACTCGCAGCTTGGGCATGTGCTTGTTTTAGTCGGTACCGCACACCCGCACATTGGGCAAAATTTATGCGGAGCTACTCCTACCTCTGACTTTTTACCCTTATTGCTCTTAACGGTGATTAGATCTATTGGGCCGTGGCGCTCTATGTTTGCGCCATAATCAAGCACAAGGCAATTATGCTTGCCTTCTGCCTTTCTTGTCCCCCTACCCACGCATTGTATATACAGGGATGCGCTTTTTGTAGCACGTAGAAGTACCACGCAATCAACAGGGCGGTAGTTGAATCCTGTAGTAAGTACCCCGACATTGCACAGCGCCTTAGTTGTCCCGTCTTTGAACCTTGCTATTCTATGATCGCGATCTATGTTCGTCATTTCGCCAGTAACATAATCAGCAGGAATTCCCATTTCATTAAGTTTCGCGGAAACATCTTCGGCATGCTTTATGCCAGCACAAAAGATGAGCCAATGTTTCCTATCGGCGGCTTGCTTAATTATATCTTTGCAATGCGTATCTATTAGCGCAGCTTGATCAAATGCATCTTGCAATAAGCTTTGATTGTAATCATATCCCGATGTTGTGACATTACTTAGATCTACGCTCTCTTTGGCTATTGATATAACAGGAGATAAGAATCCATCTTCTATTAGCCTTCTAATGCTTATATCGTAAGCGATATCAGTAAAGGTAGACCCTTCAGCAATTAGGCTACCTTGATCCATTCGCATAGGTGTAGCGGTTAAGCCCAATACCTTTAAGCGTGCGTTATTTTTCTGAAGTCCAGAAATAAGAGTCTGGTACATGCTAGACTCATTTCTAGATATTAAGTGCGCCTCGTCGATGATTAGAAAGTCTGCGTTTAGCTCAAAAGCTTTTTTGTATATGCTTTGAATATTTGCAAAGGTTATGCGTCTAATATACTTTTGGCCCAACCCTGCTGAATAGATTCCTATCGGCTCAGTGATTAGTGTTTGCAGCTCTTTTGCATTTTGAGATACTATCTCCTTAGTATGCGTTGCTACTAAAAAACGCATCTTTGGATATTTAGCAGAAATTTGCTGAATAATGCTCGCAATCACAAAACTCTTGCCGCTTCCCGTGGGACAAACCAACAACGGCGCGCCTTGTGGTGATTCTTTCCAGAACTGCCACAAGGCGTTAATGGCCTCTTTTTGGTAGGGGTATAATTGCATTATTATGTATTACAATTAACATTTATATCAAACATTGAGAGATTTTCGCATTCGGCTGAGTTTAGATTTTTCTTAGCTTGTTTAAAATAAGATTCTTTCAATTCTGCGCCTACGAATTTACGTCCCATTTTAACGGACTGATAACCCTCTGAGCCGATTCCTGCAAATGGTGATAATACTACATCTCCCGGCGCGCTCCACAGTTCAAGGGCTCTTTGTATGACTTGCAACTGCAATGGGCAAATATGACGTTCATCGTTATGCTCTCTTGCCGTTCTAAATTGTAATGTATCTGATGGATTAATATCCATCCATACAGGCGATGCGTACTGCTGCCATGTATCAACCGAAATATCACATTGTACGGGGTGCAAATGTTCGCCTGCTTTCCTGAATACTAACAGGTAATCTGGAATACCTACACGGCTCATAGCAGCATCTTTTTTTACCTGCTTATGCAGTAATCCTAATGCTTTAGTTCGCTGCATTTCGGTTACGGGGTTTTTCCAAATAGTCACACGGCTATG